GTCCACCACCACCCATTAAGGCAGCTATACCTGCATTTCTTGGATCAACTTTACCTTTGGTTAATAAATCAACACCGGCAGAAGTTAATCCAGAAGCTAAACCTTGTCTAAGAGCTAATGCTCCTATTCCAGTTCCAAAACTAGGCAAAAGAGCACCTACAAGAGGACCACCAAACATAGAAGCAGCAATAGGTAAAATGGGTTGTATTTCTTTTGGTATAATTCTTTTAAGTGTTTTAGATATTGATCCCATAGTGTTCCTTTGTATATCTTGTTACAGTTCTTGTAATGACTCCTTCGTCGTTTACACGAAGCCACTTTACAGGTTTATTACAACCTAGTAAATTAGTAAAGTATTCTTTAGTCTCTTTCATAATATCTTTGACGCTACCTAAACAAATAGTATCAATATGCCAAGGGATGTCTCCACTGTTATAATCTTCAGAATTTAGTTCGGCGGTTGTCATAAATCTTTTCTCTGCATCCTTATTTAAAAATGCCCAATTCGTAAAAGCAAAAGGTAATCCATCTTTGTAATGAATCTTGTATTGATTCAGATCTACGGACGGGGCGATGTGTTCTAGCACGTCCTCGAACGTGTGATCTTTATAGCGAGGAAACGACTTATAAAGTCCAAAAGCTACGGTAATATCGTATAATTTACCAGTATCTATCATAAATACATTACTTTTTTTTGCTTCAAAAATCAACTATTCATCCTTAGATTCTGATACAACATCTGGCATTTTAGCGACTTTTATATTGACGCTTCTAGATATATCTTCTTGTTTTGTATCTGTACTAGAGTCATTTACATCGTCCTCTGCCTCTTTATCAGATGAATATTCTTTGTTAGTTTTAAGGTTTTTGACTGTTACTTCTGTTTCAATGTCAATTTTCTCTATAACTTGACCATTGACTATTGTGTCTACCTTGCCTTTTTCTACAAAAGATACCATTTTTACCTCCTTACTCTCTACTTATTTCTAATATTGAAACAACCACATGTAGTCTATTGGCAGTTGCTGCTTGCGCCTTCAATACTTCACTTTCAAGAAGAACCAAAGGTTGTGTTAATAATTCATTTGTTGCTTTTGCAGCTATAGCTTTTTCTTTAAATAAACTAAACACTGCAGTTGCTGCATCTGTAACTGTTAAAGTAACAGTATCTGCATTGTTACTATCTTCAGAAACTAAAATAGATTTTATAATAGCTCTTGATCCACTAGGGGTTGTATAGACAACAGTATTATCTGTAGTTGTTAAGTCTATCTTTGCATTTTTATATATATTAGCCACTGATAAACCAAGAAAATCTTTCTTGCTCCTGTTTTAACTCGTCTAGAAAGGTAGAATTTAATTGTTCTATAATAGTTGTTATAGATCTGTTTATTTGTTTTTGATTAGAGGTATCGTATTCTTGTTTCGGTTCTGGTATTTTTACATTTATTTTTGCCATTATCTGCCTCCGTCTTGTTGTACATCTAAACTAAATGTACCAAATCTCCAACTTTGATCAATGTCATCATTTTCTATTTTGATATTAACATATCTACCACGAGCTCTTGTATCTTTTTTAGTTGTTGATGAGGTAATAGAAAAAGGACTCAATCCAGTAGAAGAATCTTCTTGTGAGGGAAAACGTTTTACGGCCAACGTTACTTTGGCTGTGCCTTGTAGGACTTTAAAGTCCGGTAAAAACCTACGAACAGATAGAAATTTATCACCTTCTGTGCCTTGACCCTCTAGATCAAAGTCATAGGATTGTACGAAAGAACTAATCGCGGTACTCGATCCATCTGTATTGATTTGATTGTTACCAACTTCATGTTCAAAATAAATTGTAGCTCCTAATCCTGTAACTCCTTGTATCGTTGGAAAAGTTCCGGCGTCAGTAGAGTCATAAGAAGTTGCATAAGGTTTAGGATATATTTTAGCATCCATCCAAGAAGTTCTACCCTCTGTGCTATTGTACCAAATACCACCAGGTACTTGAGAACCCATAGATTCTAAATAATTATAAGCAACTAATCTATTATTAAAACTTTGGCCTGATGTGGGATACCACCAAATAATCTCTGTAAATAAATTATTGACACCTGCTGTTATTTGTTGTCCTTTTGTGAGATCAATATCATCATATACAAAGTCTTCAACAGAACAGGGTAGAGATTTGACTGTACCATCGAATAAGAAGAAACCATTATTACTCATCCAGTAAGCAACACCATCTATTTCAACAGCCGCACTCTTACCTATCAAACCACAGTTTGTGCCTACTTGCTCAAAGCCAAATGTAAAAGGTGCTCCGATAAACTTCATGGTGTACAAAGCTGTATCTGTCCATATTAGAATTGTTTCTTTTGCCTTAATAGCACCAACTATTTTAGTTCCATCTTGTAATCTTTGTGTGCCTGCTGCATTAACTGCAGAAGGTATAAAAGTATTAATATCTTCTTGATCACCAAACCTGATAAACATGTCATCTTGTGTGCTGGCTGTACCTATTGTTGTTTCTGTTCCAAAGTGAATTAAATGTCTTGTAGTAGGTGATATTAAAGTAGCTCTAGAGGCTGTTGGATTATTAGAAGTAGAAAAACTAGAAGTGCTTGTTGATGCTCTGTTTGCGGTAGGTGTTGTCGCTCCACCATTCCATGTAAAGGTTTTACCATTGGCAACTGTTGCAACTAATACTTGACCAAAGTTATCAAGGGACCAAAGACCTGGCTCTAAATCTACTTGATCTGCTTTCACAGCCACACCCCATCCACCAAAGTCTGTTGCATTTGTAGCAGTAGCACCATTACTATGTGTTGCCGCTGTGCTTCCAAGAGCTCCTCTTGTACAGCCTGTTAAATCGTTTGTGGATTTACCTGTATAGGTAATGAGTTCTGAGTCTACTAAAATTGTTCCTGCAGTAGGAAAAGCTGTAGCGCTTGTTAAAGTGATTGTTGTTTCTGATGCATCTAACGCTTCGTTTACAGTTGTTGCTGCAGCAGAATCAATTGTACCACCCCAGTTACCTACACCCCAACCATAACCATAAGTTTGCTCTCTTGGACCAACAGGTTCATAGAATTTACAAGTCATAGATCCACCTGTTGATATCGAAGCTGTAGCAGCTGCCGTTGATGTAATTGTAAAAGTTGTAGTACTAGGTGCTGTAATTATTTGAAACTTAACATCTTCAAAATTAGATGCGCTAAGACCTGTGCCACTCGGTAAAGTAACACTATCTAATTGCACGATGTCACCGGCTTTTGCTCCGTGAGCAGAACTTGTGGTAATTGTAACAGAGGCTGATTCATCTGTTGTAGCCATTGTTGAAGAAGTCAAAGAACTTTTAATAGGGGTTATGTCAAACAACTGACCTTCAAAATATAATAATAAAAACTTATCCGTTCCGAGGGCCACGTACCTGTTGCCGTCTAAATCTGTAAAAGGGTGTTGTGCTCTAACAACACCAACTATCTTGTCCGGTAAAAGAGAAGACCAACCTCCTACCTTTTCAGGTAGACCATAACGAAATCGTACATTATTAGAATCAACAAAACGACGTTCGGCACCTTTGGTGGTGTCTTGTTTGTCTATGCCAGGTAAAAAGTCTAGAGTTACGAGAGCCATTTACTCTCCTTAGACTTTATCTTTGTAAGACCAGCCACGAGTCGCGTTTAAGAATACTAAGGTAAAAGCTTCTCCGTTTGTTGATACAACTAAATTAGAAGCTGAACTGTTAATATTAGAACTGTTTCTTGCAATAGTTAAATTATTAGAACCAAAAGACCCTTTTGCATCTATAAAGGTAACTTCATTACCGACACTAGGAGAAGCAGGCAGTGTTACTTGTCTTGCTGCTGCACTTGTATCTATAATTAATTGATCATTGTTTACTGCTATATAGTTTCTATCAATAGAATGATAACCTTTTTCTACTGATAACTGAACTATGTTTGTTCCATCGGAGTAGACAACCATCTTTGAGGCAACCGGCATTGTTACACCTGTACCTGATGCTGTCTTAAAAGTTAAAGTGTAGTCACTAGTGCTCCTTGATGTACCGTCTTCTATCAAATACATCTTTTCTATAGAGTCAGGAACAGTAACAGTTCTGTTAGCTGCTAAAGTGCCTGTAAATTTTATTATCATGTTTCGTCCGTTAGACGAAGCACCATTACTAATTGTTAAAGTTTGATCAGAAGATGCAACATTAAGAGATAAGTAACCACCAACAGCCTCTTCTACTAATTGTAGATTAGTGTTAGTAGTAGCTCCCCATAGACCTGCTTTTTCACCTGTAGTGATTAATTCGAATTTTTGTGATGTAGAAAATGTTGATGCCATATTGCCTCCAAATTTATATTATGTTTCCACGTTTGTCCATGTTTGACTTGCGTTTGTGTTTATGTCGTTCCAAGTCACAACACCTGGACCTGTTACTGAAGATGTTAATTCATTGGTTGTTGCCGCTATTACAGCCTTAGCTATAAT